ACTGTGCTAGCCGTATCGTTCCCTGTATACAGCCTCTTAGGTGTTAAAGCCATTTATTAAACCCCCATCCACGATAAAATATGATTATCGTAAGTTGTCGTATTCATATCCTGAACCGCCGTAGCATCCAAAACATGATTAACAGTAGCCCCAGAAGTATGTGCGCTCGCTGGCGGACCATCATACCCTCTGGCTGACACTGTAAAAGTATTTGTAGATCTTGAAGTACACAAAATCTTTTCTTCGTTTGCAGAACCTCTACTGATAACTATTACAAAAGGATTACCAGAAGCCCCAGTTGGAAAAGTGGAACCATCAACAACAGAAATTGTTGTATCGGTATTAGATATGCCAGAAGAAAGTGTCGTTTCGACTACAGCTCCAGCAAGTTCCCTGCGCTCCACTTTTACCTCCTATTAGTTGATGCTAATATCAAGATCACCAGTAGCAATACGAAGAGTGTCACCAGCGTCAAGAGTCTTATTAGCAGTCAAAGTACCATGCACCAAAAGATTACCGGCGCTGCTGGCATCATAAATAGCAATACCAACAACAGTACAAGCAGGCATACCAGTAAAGTCAAGATTTGAACTATTCTGGGTAGCGCCGCTAGCAGCAGCATCAAAGGTAGCCGACTGGCGAGCATACGACCCACCAGTCACCTCGGTACCGGCAGAACCGGTGTCATCCTCAGCAACAGTCATAAGAGCAACATACACATTGGACGGTGCCGTGTATGAAGTAGTTGCTAAAAAGTGATCAAGAAGCTTGTTCTCAAGATAATCGCTTAAGTTACCAGCCATTAGTTATTCTCCTTATAATACTCTTCAAGTTCCAATTGATCAGGAAGCCTGAAGTTGTCAAGCGTGAGTAAGAAGTCTGCTTCTTCCTCATCAATCTCATAAATTCTATTTTCTCTTGTGAAGCGGATACCTTCCTTAGTTACATAGGCGGCACCACTATCAAAATATACGAACTTTTTACCAGAAGAAGCCTTAGCGATACGAGCCTTCTTTACAGGAGACTTCTGTGCCTTAGGTGCCTCTTCAACAGGACGCTCATGCTCTGTTCCATCTTGAACAAGACCATCACCGTCGCCATCAACAGCATCTTCTTTAAACTCTGCCTTTTTAGGAGCCGCCTTCTTAGCAGCAGCCTTTTTAGCCGGAGCCTTTTTTGCCGCAGCCTTCTTGGGGGCGACATCATCTGATGTTACTACATTGTCATTCATACTACTAAATATTATCATAAGTTTAGTTATAACAACAGAAGAGCCGGGGATTTCTCCCCGGCCCAACTGTTAGGAATGTAACTACAACAGCCCTAAGATCACGCGCTACGAAGCTTGACGTTCTTAGCGATGACATACGAGTCAGCGTTCTCGATATTGCAAGCGAGACGCATGTACTGCGTGTACTCAATGGTGTCGGTCTTCGGCTGGAACTGACGGTACACCGTGATGTCACGATGTAGACCAACAACACGGTTGTTCGGGAAGGTGAGTTCCACGTAACCGTGCGAACCAGCAGCACCGGAGTAGTCGCCAGTGACAGTCTCAGGCATGAGCGGTACCTCAACGAGTGGGATACCGAACGGAGCGAGACCAGTCGAACCAGCGCCACCGTTGGCACGCATTGCCCCCTGAAGGAAGGCAAGGTCGCCAGTGGTTGAGCCGGGGCTTGGAGCACCAGCAGAAGCCTCAGTGGCGGAGTTGGGGTTGCCAAGCGAGTAGATGGCATCCTGAACAACACCTGGACCGGTGAAGAACCTTAGTTCGTTACGACGCTGTAGGTACTTGTTGGGAAGGTTACGAAGAACACGATCAAAAACCGAACGTGAAACATTGTCACCAGCCTCGTCAACAGTGGTACCTGAAGCGAGGGCAAGCTTGACGAAACCGTCAAGAGCCTTGAGAAGCCCGTTGGACGACGAGGTGTTGCCGTTGATGAGAAGATCATCAAGATCGTTAGCGGTCTGGCGAGCCATGACCTGAGCGATGTGATCCTCAAGCGAGGCACCCTCGATGTTGTCCTCTAGGGACTCAGTTGAGATCTCCCAGTCAAGACGAAGCTTGACGCTGGAGAGCGAAACCTTCGAGAAGGTTACGGCGGCGTTAGAGCCGTCATTGGTTGCCTCAGTAGCCTTTTGCATGAGGCGAGTACCAACCGAAAGCTTGTCAATATCCATGCTGGACGCACGCATACGGACAACTCGGCTGTTTTGCATTAGAACGGACTGATCGACCACAAAATCTAGGAAACGATTAGCCTGCTCAGCGTTAAGAAGACCACCAGAAGCGTTACCTACAACCGAGGTGGTGACTTCATTAGCCTTCGATAGAATTTCTTCTTGAGTTGCCATGTTATATATTCCTCCTAATCACGACTCATAGCCTAGAGCCTTGACTAGCTCTTGTGGCAGATAAATGTTGCTCCAGAAGGACTTGGGGGCCGACTTAACAAGTTCGTCCTCGCCATCCTCATCGTCGTCTGGATCGACGCTCTTCTTGACTGCACCGGCAGCGGCAAAAGCCTCAACCTTCTCAGTCTGCTCAGCGAGCGAAGCCTCGGCAGCAGCAAGCTTCTGCTCTAGTTCCTCACGCTGGGCATCTGCGCTCTTAGTCACTTCCTCGATCTTCGAATCAACCGAAGCCTCAACCTCTTCCTTTAGAGAAGCGGCGAACTCGGTCATCTTCTGATCGAATACAGAGTTAAGAGCATCCTTTAGAATTTCAATATCCATTTGATCCTCCATTTGATCTTTATCCGCTTCAACCTCAGATTCAGTTGAAGCTGCTTCAATATCGACAGACTTTTCTACGACTGCCTCATCCTCAACTGTGAGCCAGTTGACGAATCTCTTTAACAAAGAAAGTTTAACATCGGCAGACGTATCCATCTGAGATACCTTAGCATAATTTTCATCAATCTGCAAAGTCTTCTCTATGTCTTCCAAGGTTTGACCCTCTTCATTAAGAACTTGTTCCAATAGTTTATCCATATCGGTGAACTCCTTAATCATATCATCATTACAAGTCCCGCAACCGCATGAACATGCAATTTCTTTTTCAAAGTCGATCTCGTCAAACTTCCTAGTACAGTTGTCTAGTTGACGGACCTTTGATCTTGCCCAGACCCAACCAGGAGTTCCACCCCAAAGGTTCCAAGCAATCCTGCCATTAGAAGGATAGCCTTTATCACCCGGATCTGCACCTGTAGCCCTAAGGTCAACAGCATGTCTTGGGAAATAACGAGCAACCTTTCTAACGAATTCTGGAGAGACAGAGCCTCCTCTTGCAAGCCTACGGGCGGACCCTAGACCTACACTCGTCCCTCCACGACCATGCTCTCTTCTTTGATCAAGCCCGACTTGGGCCATTCTCTGCACCGACTTAGGAATAGTCAGATTAATATCAGCACAGTCAATCTTAAGAATGTAATCAAGTTCATCTGTAGAGGAGTCTCGCTTTACAATATCAATGACAGCCTCAGCATTGCCGGGGTTGTCTACAAGACTCAACTCACCAAGTTCATACTTTTTGATTACACTTACTGGACGGCCTCTAAACATCTTCTCGGTGTCAATAGACTTCTCAAGAATCTTGCCGCCTACAGAAAAAGAACGAAGGGTGCCATCAAGAACCTTTTCCCAAGTATCTTGAGCACCTTTAGAAATATATGCTTCTACTTTAATAGCATTATAACTTTCACCATCAGAACCAGTGATCTTTACCGGCTCATACTTGATAGCTTTACCGACAGCAATCGGTGCGTGCATCTCACGAATATTTCCAGTCCAGTTCTTAAACGCCTCCATTGAGGCACCGAACTCAATCAGATCACCAGCCTTATCAACATTATCAGCCGTGGCGATGCCTACGACAATACGCTGTTCCTTCTTGATCATATCAATAGGAAACGACAGGTTAAAATCTTCCATAGTAAACCAAGGATACCACAAAAATGTTTATTTTGTATAAATTAAATTCCCATCCATTGAAGGATTTCATTATCAGTCGATGACGGAGATGAACTTTGACTTGCATAATATCCAGTGTCCGCAATAAAGTATTGAATATCACCGTTTGTGTCTTTATAGAACAAAAAACCATCATAGTAATTTATGGCAAGCTCACCGTACTCCAGATCGGCTGGGGTATCAAACTGTGTTGCAGATCTTTTTATTTTGATCGTGTTAGCCATCTAATTACCTCAGAAAGTTCCTCCGTCAAACGTTACATTATCAATAGTCCCGCCAGTGATAGCAACGCTACTAGCGGCCTGAACAGCCATAGTTCCTAAACCAAGAGTTGTTCTTCCAGCAGCCGCATCGGCATCATCAACAAGAGAGCGACCAAAAGCAGTAAAAGTTGCAAGAGCAGCAGTTCCACTACCTGTATAATAAGGCAAACTATCAGCAGCAGAAGTTAATCCAGCAATAGCTGTAAGATCTACACTGTAAGCTTGAACATGAGTACCAATTGCAAGTCCTAAGTTGTTTCTAGCATTAGCAGCATCAGTTGCACCCGTACCACCGTAAGCAACAGCAACAGCAGTTCCCTGCCAGACGCCGGTAGAAATTGTTCCAACACTTGTAAGGCTTGAAGCAGTAATACCAGAACCAAGTTCACTAGAATCTAAAACTTTAGTTCCGTTAATACGGAATTCTTTACCACTTGCAAGATCCATATGCTCAGAAGAAGTCCAAGCATCAGTAGCATTCAGCCAGTTAAAAGTGTGATTAGAAGTACCAAGAATTGTAAGACCTCCACCGTCAGCAGAAGCGTCAGATGGAGAAGCTGTATTTGCAAGAACAATGTTTTTGTCTTCAACAACAAGAGTTGAAGCATTAACAGTAACAGTGCTACCATTAACAGTTAAGTCGCCAGTAACAGTAAGATTACGACCAACTGTTAAATCTTGTGTTAAACTAACACTGTCTGGCAGAGTGACAGTTACAGCACCAGTAGATGCGCTAACATCAATCTTATTTGTGGTGCCAGAAATAGACGTTACACCAGAGTTTGTAATAGTTGCAGTAGAACCTTCACCAGCAACATGCGAAACTGATATACCAGTTCCAGCAGAAACGTCAACCATATAATTACCGGTGGTGTCAGTACCAAGAGCAACTGAATCTGGGGCAATAGTGGCTGTAAGAGTCGCGTTACCAAGATTAGTAACAGTTGCACTACCGCTCAAATCACCTGCAAGAGTCAATGTAAAATCATCAACATTAAGAGCAAGAGTTCCGGCATCGTCGTCGTAAGTGGCAGCGATACCAGAATGAGTTGCACCAGTAATCATTGTAGAAGCAATATCTTCAATGTATTCCTGTAGGCCCGAAACAGCAGAAGTGGTAATAGCAATACTGGTATCAGAAGCGGCAGTAAGGCGACCTTGACCATCAACAGTAAATGTGGCAACAGAAGAAGCGGAACCATAACTAGCCGCAGTGACAGCAGTGTCATCAAGATCAATAGAGATTTGATTATTAGAAACAGTAGTCGTGATACCAGTATCACCAGCAAAAGTCAAAGTATCAGTACCAACAACCACACCATCAGCGGAACCGTTATCCGCAGCAACAGTCAAGGTTCCACCAACACCAGCAATAGCAGCATCAACGTAAGCAGTAGTTGCTACAGAAGTAGAGTTATCGCTCTGAGATTTTGTTGCAGCAGTTGCACTTGAACCCAAAGCAATAGTGCCACTAAAAGTTTTATCTCCAGTTACAGTCTGGTTATCCGAAAGTGATACAAAAGCACCGGTACCACCAATTGAAATAACAGTATTTGCATCACCATTGACATCTGTTCCGGTACCATAATACAGAACATTATCGACTTCATTGAATGCAAGTTCTGCGTTCTTTAAACTTGAAGGTGCTCCCCCTAAACCAGTAGCCCTCCTCTTAATACGAATCGTATTAGACATTAAAAATTACCTCCACTAATGTACATGCCGGTAGATGGATGTACATGATCTGATCTTGCAGCAAAAAGACTTGTACCAGCAGAACCTGTATTTGCTAACTCTAAAGGAGTGTCATCACTCAAATTAACATAGACCGGCACACTAATACTTGCAGCAGCAGCACTTATTAAAGTTGAATCCGCATTACTAACAGTAACAGCAGTAGTTGCAGTATTTGAAATAGAAAGACTTGTTACATCAGAGTTAGACACCGAAAGAGAAGTGCTATCGCCTAAATTAACAGTTATCAATGTTGCATCAGAAGAAGTAACCGTAATAGTTGTGGCTTCTGCACTCATCTTGAAACATCTCCAGTGACAGTAATGCTACCGTACATTAAAGTTAAAACATTACTACCATTTGTTTCTTGAAGATCATAAGTGTATGATCCGGCCTGAAGATTAGTAGTCTGAGCGCTTGTTAAACTTAATTGTAGAACACCGCCAGAAGCATTTGTGATAGTAGAAGTAAAAGTTA